TCATAACCCGAAGGTCGCAGGTTCAAATCCTGCCCCCGCTACCATTATTATCTGCGGCAGAATCGCGGCGACCTCGGCAACGGGGTCGCCGTTTTCTTTGAGGCGCACGGTGAGCTGGTCGCCGATGAGGGTGCGGATCGCCTCCCGGGCGGCGGGTCGGTCGCGGATGGTGTTGTCCAATGTCGCCAGGGCCTTGCCCCAGGCGTCGCGGGCCCGGGGCAGGAATGCGGCCGGCTTGAAGCGTTCAGCATTATCGAGGTCGGCTCGGGCCATGGTGACAGCCGCTTCGGCGGCCATCAGCTCGTCCCGTGTTGTCGGGGTGATGATCCCAGCCCGCAGTGCCGCGGCGATGTTCTGGCGGATTCGTTCAGCGCTGGCGAGTCTTTGGCGGGCTTCGTCGGTGCGCGGGGCGGCTTGGCGTAGGGCCTCCCCGGCGTACTTCGCGAACAGCGTGAAGGCATCCTCTGTCGACAGCAGGTCCCGGATGCCATCGAGCATGGCGGCATCGGCCTCATGCCGTTTCACCCGAATACGGTTCGGGCACGTGCCACGCTCCTTCGCCATGGCGCACCCGTAGCAGCGGGCATCGACAACAACGAACGGGCCGCCGCACGAGGCGCATCGAAGCAGTCCGGACAGCAGGTTGCGGTTGGGGCGTCCGGGCTTGATTGGCGCGGAGGAGGCGGTCCGCTTGCCGGAGATTCGGGCCTGCACGGCATCCCAGAGCGCGCGGTCCACGATGGCCAGGTGCGGCACGTCGCTGGTGATCCATTCGGACTCTGGTCGCTCCCGCCGCACGCGCCGGCCGCTCTCGGGGTGCTTGATCCAGGCGCTGCGGTTCCAGACCTGCCGCCCGATGTAGATCGGATTTGCGAGAATTCCAATCCCACGGCGCTTGTCGGCATAGATCGCGGTCGCGACCCACGTGCCACCGCGGCCTGTCGAGATCCCGTTGGCATTCAAGGCCCGGGCAATGGTGCGCGGCGATTGTCCGCTCGCGAAGTCCGCGAAGATCCTGCGGATCACCTCGGCCTGGGTGTTGTCGATTTCCCGCTGGCCCGTGCTGGTGACCCGGTAGCCGTAGGGCAGGCCACCGGCACTGGCGCCCTGAAGGGCGCGGCCGGTCAGGCCGCGATGCGTCTTCTGAGCGAGGTCATCGAGGTACAGGTCTGACATCAATCCGCGCAGGCCGGCGTCGGCCTTGTGCGACTTGCGGCTGGTGTCGATGCCATCGGAAACGCCGACCACGCGCACGCCTGCGAACTTCAACCGCCGGAGCTGGGTCTGCGCTTCGATCGCATCGCGCGACAGGCGGGACAAATCATCAACGAGGATGACGTCATAGTCCTGGGCCTCGGCCAGCAGCCGGCGGTAGCCGGGGCGGTCGGATCTCGTGCCACTGGTCGCCGCATCGGTGTATTCGGCCGGCGCTGGCCACCCCATGCGTGCCGCGTAGGCGCGGCAATTCCGCAATTGATCCTCAAGCGAGGCTTCGCGCTGCTGGGAGCTGCTGTAGCGGGCGTAGGCGGCGACGCGCATCGACGGGACTCTACGCTGCCCTGTGCGCCGGCGTGAAGCCGACGGGCTCCGAACGCGTTTCTTCAGTGGGCGCTGCCTGCATGGCCTGTGTGCGCAGATAATCCTCGGCTGCGGCTTCCGCCATGGCCCGAATCAGGCTCACCAATGCGGGATTCATGCGGCAGTCCTTTCTGCCATGCGGGACGGCTCCAAGTTCGCGGCTGCGATCGCCCGCAGCGGCGGCGGGCTCACGCTATTGCCGACCATGCGCACCTGCGCATGCTTCGGCAGGCGGCGGCCGTCGGCCGTGCGGTCGATGATGTACTCCGGCGGGAAGCCCTGCGCCAGGTACAGCTCGCGCGGCTCCAGCATCCTCATGCCGATGTCGACGATGACGTAGGGCACGCCGCGGATGTGGACGGTGACGAGCGCGAGGCGGTCCCGCGTGGTCACCGTGTCCAGCGACTCGCGGACGTCGAGCGCCTGGCCATTGCCGTAGTAGTTGATCAGGAACGCGGCGACGCGCAGCGCGCCGGCTTCGGCATCGGGCGACAGCGTGCAAGTCACCAGCCGCTGCAGGCCGCCCTGCGCGCAGATGACCGGTTGCGGGTTGCGCAGGTCAGCGCCGGGGCTCTCGTGGCCGCCGTTGGCCTTCTCGATGAAGGCCGACACCACGCCGAGCGCGTGCGCCGCGCCCGCCGGACGCGCCGCGCCGGCGCCGCTGGTGATCGTCGGCATTGACCCATCGGCGGCCGCGCCGCCGCTGTCGCCGCGCATTTTGACCAGGTGCGGGGCCACGACGGCGATGTGCCCGCCCTTCACACCGGCGCAGACGACGCCGAGCGGCGCGGTCGCGTCCATGTTGCGCTGGTTCGATCCGTTGGCGTGCTCGGCGAGGAAGGGCGCGGCGTCGCCGACGATGAACGGCTCCGCGGCGTCGATCACGAATCGCTGCACGCCGCGCGCGATGCGGCGCATCGTCTTTTCGGCCAGCGGCCTCGCCCGGGTGAAGATCGACGGGCACGGGATCGTCCAGTCGATGCAGTCGGCCGCGGGCACCGGCGGCAGCAGGCCCGGCTTGCGTCCATGCGTCGGCACCGGCCACGCGATCGGCGCGCCGTCGCGCCGGGCGACCAGGAACAGGCGCTCCCGGCTGGTGCCGGCGCCGTATTCGCTGGCGACCAGCCGGCGCCACTCGACCGAATAGCCCATGCCGCGGAGCGCGGCGACGAACGCCCGCCAGGTGCGGCCGGCGTGGCGCTTGTCCGGGATCAGCCACTGGTCGCGCAGCGGCACGCGCTCGCCCGGGCCGGCCACGGCCCAGCCGTCGGGGGTCCGCCGCATGACGCGACCGGTCGCCAGATCGCGCTTCGCGACCAGCGGCCCCCACTGCAGGATCTGCCGCACGTTCTCGAGGCTGATGATCCGCGGCGCGAGCCCGGCGCGATGCAGCGACCCGGCCCACTTGAGCACGACCCACGACAGCGAGCGCGTCGCGCGGTCGCGCGGCTGCCCGCCCTTGGCCTGGCTGAAGTGCGTGCAGTCCGGCGAGGCGTGCAACCATCCGACGCGGCGGCCGGCGACCTCGGCGACCGGATCCGCATGCCACACGTCCTCGCAGTGGTGCTGCGTGTACGGATGGTTCACGGCGTGCATGCCGATGGCGTCGGGGTCATGGTTGATCGCGATGTCGGGATCGCGGCCCAGCGCCTGGCGCAGCGCCTCGCTCGCGCCGCCGCCGCCGGCGAACAGGTCGACGATGATCTCGCCGGGCTTCAGGCGGCTCGTGCCGATCTGCGGAAGGTGGAATGTGTGCTGGCATCCGTCGGCCATCACGCACCGTCCTTCGCGCGCTCACGATCGAATTGCCGAACGCTCGCGGCCGTGGCCTGTCTATGGATCGGACACTCGACCAGCGTGTCGCCGTGATCCGTGCGGGGTGCGAACCAGCATCCACACTGGTAGACGCCGGGCGCGACTTCGATTCGCTTGTAGCTGTCGCCCTTGTCACTTGCCATTGTTGTCCCCTACGGCCTTCGCCAGCCTCAACGCGACATCCTGCGAATACGGCAGCGACAGGAACCGCTCCGCGGCCTCGACCATGCGGCCCTTGGCGTGATCCACGACGTATTGCGCGAACTCGACAGCCTGAGCGACAGCGATGTCCTTGTTGGTCTCGTCTGGCGCTTCCAGGGAGTACCCCCGGCGGAAGTGATACGCGAGGAATTCCATGGTCATTCCCGGGAGCGTCAGCTCGCCGTCAAGCACAGTGAACGGGCCAGCCATGCCGATCCCGGGGAAGTCGATTTTGACCCGTGCCGGCACCGATTCCGCCGGATTCAGAGCATCGGCAAAGATGGCGTCGATTCGCAGCATCAAAGCGTTGATCTCAAGCGCATGGGATTCGCACATTGCGGAACAGATGACTCGCCCAGCCGCACCCTGTTCTTCCGCATCGGCTTTCCACTTAAGCGCCAGCCTTTCCAGGTCACCTCGAATATCAGTCATTGTTGACCTCCAGCTTGGTTTCAGCAGGCTGCGCGCCGGAGAGGCGGCGGGCGAAGTCATGCAAATCCGCGGCTGTGAATGCCCACCATCCATCGCTACCGCAAGAAGGGTCGGCGGGCGTATAAACGCCGATGCTGGTCGCCAGCGCCTCCAGGTCCGCAACCTGTAATCGTTCCTTACCAGTTGCTGAAGCGGAGAGGCGGCGAATGGCCTCTCGCGCTCGACGAACGTGTCCGAAAGTAACCTCTGTCGGAGGGTAGCCCACCGGTTCGTCGTCTGGCTCGTCCGCCGTGTATTCCGATGTGAAGTCCGCTTCGCATGCCGAGACGAGCGCTTCCAGCGCCTCCACGTCCGCAGCCGCCAAACTATCAACGCAGTTATCCGGAAATTCCGGAGGACTGTTGATGGGAGCAGGCGCCGAAGGGGCGGGCTCGGGCGGCGTGCCGAAGTAGTACGGCACCGCCTCGATCGGCTTCGACCCGTTGATCTCCTGACCGTGGCTGAAGCGAATCTCGGTGCCGCCGGACAGCGATTGCGACGGGTAGCGGTAGGCGTAGCCGTCGGGCTGACGCGGCACGACCTCGCCCGTCGGCTGCGGGGCGGCGGCAGCGCTCCAACCACGACCGCAGGTCTCGCACTTGCACCATCCTCCGATTTCTTGCCATGCGTCATGCGGGCAGTCATCGCCCTCCGGCTGCGGGGCGCATGCCTGCAGCTCGTCGTATCGCCGCAGGATCCACGGGGTCACTTCATCGATGTGGTTGAACCCTCCGCTTTTGCACGACCGTTCCTGCGCCTCGCTGACCGCCTTCAGCAGCGCCTGAAAACTGCCGCTCTGGATCGTCGCCGGCTGCGTGGCGGCGGTCGGATGTGCAGGGCACGGATGCCGCAGCGATCCGTCGCCGCTTGGGCATGTGCAAGCAGCATTCGGCTGCGGGGCGGCGGCGAGCATGGCGTCTCGGCATGCGTTCCAGCCGTCAGCGTGGCCCTTCTCGTAGCCGTACCCGTAGTCCTTTTCGCCGGATGCAGAGCCGTAAGGCACCGCCTTCGCCTCCGGCACCGCGGCGCGCGCGGAGAGGGCGCGGAGGTCTGCGGCGATTGCGTCTCGCAGGTCAGCTTCGTCGATGAAGGTGGCGATCGACTCGACGCGATCCGCCAGCCTGTTCAGTTCCTCGCGCACGTCACTCATGGTCGGCCTCCAGCGCGGCGGTGAGGGCGTCTCGGATCGCAACGCGAGGATCGGGAAGATCGGTGACATAGGCATCGACGAACCGCTCCACCATCTCCTCCGTCACCCGCGCCGGGGCGGCCGTCTCGTCATCATCCTGAACTTCGATCGGCCCGAGGTATTCGCACCCCTCCTCCGGATAGTCGGTGACGTAGGCATACAACCCGGCGAAGTGCATGCGATCGTTGTCGATGCGATCCGGGTGCAGCTCGACAGTCACTTCCGCGTCGTGGCCGCCGAAGAACGCCACCAGCTTGCGCGCTTCGGTGATAGTGAATTTCATCGACGGGACCCGCGCCGGGGCGGACAGCAGCATCGCCGCCTCGCGCAAGTCGCGCTCCCACTGCGCTTGCTCGGCATCAAACGGGCTCACGACACCGTGCATTTCGGCATGCAGCAGCAGGCGCTGCACCAGTTCGCCATCGGGAGGCGCGAGCAGGGCGCGCTCAATGCGTGAGGCCCATTGGGCTATGCGGAGCGGCGTGGTGCTTGCGCCGGATTCGGCGTGCTTAAACATCTGCGCCAGCACCTCGGCGGCGGTCTCAGGCTTGACGTTCATGGAATTTGATCTCTATGAACCGGCGCGAGTGCCGGCGTGGTTTCGGGTTTGCCTTCGTTGCCGCTGCCAGCCATGGATAGCGGCGACGAAGGCTGGCGGTAAGGCGCGTGCTGTTGGCGTGGCGCAGGTGCCCGGCGTAGCTGGCAGCGGTAGCCTGGACTCGGCGAAGAGCATCCGGCGTCGCGCGGATCCGCTGGCCGCGGACATGGGTGGCTCCCCATGCCGTCAGAGCCTCGTGCATATGCGCGACGACTCGCGGGCGAACGAGGGTGTGGGTAGGACGGACGATGTAGCCGAGGAAGTCGATGCCGTCGCGGAGGCGGCGCAGGCGGATGTCGTCCTTCAGGTCCAGTCGCAGCTTGTCGCGAAGGAACGCGGTGATCTCGGCTTGCCAGCGTTTGAGCTGCGTGCGGTCGTGGTGCACCAGCACGAAATCGTCGACGTAGCGCAGGTAGCGCCTCGCGCGCAGGGTGTGCTTGACGTACTGGTCCAGTGCGTCGAGGTAGACGTTGGCGAAGAACTGGGACGACAGGTTGCCGATCGGTAGGCCGCGCCCGGCCGGCGCGTTGGCGAGGCGCTTGTGCGCCGGCACCTGGGCGAGTTCCGCCGTGGTAGCCCGGACGTCGACACCTGCATACAGCGGGTCGCGCTTCAGCAGCGCGTGCGTGACGTGCAGGACCTCGGCGGCTGCGCCGGAGCGTTGCAGGCGGCGCTTGAGCATCGCCCACAGCGTGGGCCGGTGGATACTGTTGAAGAAGTTCCGGATGTCCAGTTGCAGATACCAGCCGTCCGGCTGCCCGCTATCGATTTGACGTACGAAGGCCTGCAACCGGCGGACCGCGGCGTGCGATCCCCTTCCTGAGCGGTTTGCATAGCTGTCATGGATGAATCCGGGTTCGTAGATAGCTTCAAGTTGGGGGATCAGCCAGTGGTGAACGACACGGTCGGCGAAGTCGGGCGCATGGATCTCTCGCGCCTTCGGTCGCGTCGCAATGAAGCAGGTCGACCGGCGCGGTGCCCATGTTCCTGTCTCGATCTCGCGCTGCAGTTGCAGCAGGCCACGGGCCCAGCGAGCGTCGAAGCGCAACTGGTTGTGGCTGGGGACCTTCTGCCTGCGGGCGCGCCGCCAGGCGTGATACAACGAATCCAGCGGCACGCCCGCTGTAGCACCCTGACACTCACCGGCGCGACGCACCGCCAACGCGCAACCGTGGTTGTTGCGGTTGTTGTTGTTGACGTTGCCGTTGTTGAAGTTGACGTTCCACGCGTCCGAGGCGGACGCTCCCCCGCGCACTTGCGACATGGCCGGCCAGCCGAATGGGTAGGACGGCGTCGTCATGGGTTGGCCCCCGTGGAGGCGGCGCGGGTACTCAGTGTCTTGGCGCGCTGCGCGACAGCCGCGGGGCTTGGCGCATTCTGGCCATTGGGATGCAACGATTTGCGCCACCCTCCCGCTTGCTTGCCCAAGGCTTCGATCAGGCGCAGCAGGTGCTCGAACTGGCGGAAGCTGTGCGTGGCGCGCAACAGCTTGGCGACCTGCAGTCTTCCCAGCAGTTCGTCGATTGCCCAGACTAGGTCCACTACCCAGCGCAACTGGCGCGGTCGGTCTCGCCAGGCCCGCGTCGCGAGATCGTACACGCGCATAGCTTGGGTGCGGAGATCTGCGCCGATGGCATAGCGGTGGTAGCGGTGGAAGGTTCTCACGGCCTGTTCGATCTCGACGCACAGCCGCTCTGCGGCCTTGACGATGGGTGGGAGCTTGAAGGTCATCGCGACATCCTTGTCGTTTCAAAAAGGCGAACTACTGACCGGCGCGACGCACCGCCAACGCGCAACCGCGGGAGCCGCGGTAGTCGTAGCCGACGACGCCGTAGTAGAAGCCGACGAGCCACGCGACCGAGGCGGACGCCTCGCCGTTGCTATTGATCCACGGCGTGCGGGTCCAGTACCAATCGCTCTCGATGTCGCGGAAGTAGTCGATGTCGATCGCCGGTTCACGGCGACTGTGGTCGACCAGCAGCATCAGCTCGTCGCTGGTCGGCATCTGCCAGTCGGTGAAGCCGGCGACGGTGGAGGCCTTGCATGCGGCTTCGCACTGCGCATGGGGGACGTCGGTAGCGACGTCCGTCGCAGTGAACATCAGCCCGACCTGGGGGAGCAGGACGGCGACGTGGGATTCGGTGGAACCTTCGGGCAGCGGCTGGCCGTCGTTGCCGATCTTGATCATGTTGAGCTTGGACACGAGTGGTCTCCGTTGGTGTCTTGAAACGTGGATTGGCGTAGCAGAGAGGCGAACTACTGACCGGCGCGACGCACCGCCAACGCGCAACCGTGGCCGTAGCGGAAGTCGTAGTTGACGCCGCCGTAGCTGAAGCCGACGCACCACGCGTCCGAGGCGGACGCCTGTCCGTTGCGGTCGATCCACGGCGTGCTGGTCCAGTGCCATTTCGGTTTCACGCGCGGGAAAAGCGCGACGTCGATGGCAGGGTCTCGGCGCGTGTCGTCGATCAAGCGCACGAGTTCGGATCGCGTTGGCAGTCGCCAGTCGTCATAGCCGAGCAGGCGCAGCGAAGCGCAGCGGGCGGTGCACCCAGCATGGTCCAGCCCGGCATCCGAGTCGCCTTCATCGCCGAGGGATTCGACCGACCACATCAGCCCGGCGGCGTGGTCGATGAGGGCGACGTGGTCGGTGCGCGGGTCGTCACCGTGGACGCGGGTGCCGTCGGCGAGGATCTTGGTGTAGGCGGGTTTGATCGGCAGGCGTTCGGCGGCCATGTGTTCAGCCACGCCGCCTGCCTTGATGGCGAGCGGCTGCTCCGTGGTGGCAGCGAAAGCGGATTCGCGCGGGATGGCGATATCGAGGTTGCCGAAATCGCCGGTGATCTGAATGCGAAGGGTGTCCATGGGGTGTCCAGGAGGTTGGTGTATGCGCCGGAGGACGGCTCCGGCGCATGCGGCGGTTAGCTGGCGACGGTGTTCGTCGGCTCGAACAGGCCGTAGCCGGCAACGCCGTAGGCGTCATCGCCGGAGTCGGCCTTCCGCACGCGCATGTCCTCGATCGGTCCCCGCCAGGTGATGGCCTTGCGGGTCGCGTTGAGCGTGCGGATCGGCTCCCAGTGCTCGGGAGTGATGCTGGTGCGCACCTCGAGCGTGGCCTCCGCGTCGGCCGGCAGGTTCAGGCCGGGCGCGGCATGCAGGACCAGCGTGATCTCGCGGGGAGCGAGGGCGCGTCCGGGGTAGTCGTTGGTCACGGTGCCGCTGGCGCCGGTGGTGGTGCCGCGGACGAGGTCCGGGTCGGGGCTCCACACCAGCGGCGGGATGCCGAAAGTGACGGAGACGGCGCAGTCGGTGGTCGGTGCGATCAAGGGGAACATCGGGTGTCCTCGGTTGTGGCGTCCGTGTCGGGTAGTCAGGCCGCCATGGCCTGGGCTTGGATCTGGGCGAGCCGGTATTCCGCGGACTCGGCGCGCTTGCGCATCTGTTCGAGCTCGCGAAGGTCGTCGCGCCATTCGTTGGCGCGCTGGTCGTAGGTCGCCGCGTTGATGTCGTTGCCGTTGGCGCGCTCGGCATCGGCGACGCTGCACAGGAAGTCGGGGCCATCGAGTCGAAGGGACATGGTCAGCCTCAGTCGTTGTCGGCCAGGTCGGCCGGGTGGTGGAACACGCGGGTGATGCCGAGTTTCTCGATGCGTCCGCCGCCGCGCTCAAAGGCGGCAATGTCGGCGGCGATCTGCTGGGAAGCGCGGCGGCGGGGGCAGTGCGTGGTGGAGACGCTGCCGGGCGCGGCAGTGAAATTCGCGTCGCCGGATGCGGCAGCGGACGCGCGGCGTCGCGGGGCGCGGGCAATGCCGGTCATTGCGTCGCGCAGCGATTGGCTGGGCGGTCGTGGCGCAGGGGTGCGCGGCGTTCGGACAACGGGCACCGGCTGGGCACTCGTCGCCGGCAGGCGATAGCGCACGTTGCCGCGGCCGCTGCCGTTGCGCGCGATCTCGCCGCGCCGGCACAGGGCCTGGATGGTCGTGTTGAACCGAGCAATGGTGCAGCGGCGATCGATGGCATCGCGCAGCTCGGTGAGGCTGTAGTCGCGCCCGGGCTGCATGAAGCTGCGGATGCGGTCGGTACGGCCGGTCTTCATGCCAGCACCGCCTGTGTCGCGGGTGCATCCAGTTCCTTTGCGACCGCGAGGCCTTTCGGCGTCAGCGTGGCGCGCTCTGCGAACATGTCCGGCATGTCCAGCAGCCAGGCGCGATGCAGCATGCGCACGGTGCGCGTGGTGAAGCTGTGAGCCTTGCCCTTGGGGTCGATGGCGATCCACCAGCCACCGGTACCGCGTCGGAGGGCGTGGTTGGGCGTGTGCAGGGCTGCGACCAGGGCGGCGCGCTGGGTGGGGCCGAGGGTGGCGGGGATCATGCGACAGCCTCCGATGCTTCGTTGCTATCGGGCGCCGAGTAGAGATCTTCGGGAATCCTCGCCGCGAGTTGGTCGTTGTTCGGTTCGCCACGCATGCCCATCAAGACGATGAGGCCGTCCACGCCGGAGATCGTTGCCAGTGCGGCAGATCCTTCGAGCCCGCTTTCGTAGAAGCGAACGCTCTGATATTTCGAGGGCGCTACCTTCGCAGCGGCGTGGACCAGCGCCACGTATTCCGGGTTGTAGACACCAGCGAGGCCGCGCCTGTACTGCTCCGGAGGCAGCACGATGGTGTGCGTTTTCGGGTAGTCCGCTTCGATGAGCGGCTCGGTGTGGATGAAAGTGGGAGTGCCGGCCTTATCAGTCAGCCAGACTTCGCCATCGGCGGACACCAGGACGTGCTCGGACTTCTTGAGCGCCGGGATATGCGAGCGGCGCAGCGGCAGGATGACTTCGCGCTCGGCACGTCCGCCGAGGTCATGGAAGATGCCAAGCACATGGCCGTTGGTGCCAAGCGCCATCGCGCTGCCGTCACGACGTGGTCGAATGCAGACGCCCAGCAGGTAGAACCGGATGTCTTTGCGTGCGGCGAAGATCACTGCGCGGGCGACGGCCTTGGCATCGATGCGCACGATCGCGCTGGAGGGTTCGAGTTTCATGCTTGCCTCACGCAGCGATGACGGCATGCACCGCGGCGCGGGCCGCAGGCAGGTGATGGAGTGGGATGCGGTTGGGGTTGTCGGGCTGGGTCCAGCGCAGCTCGGCGACGGCGCGGCTGATGTGCGGCACCGTGGCGAGGCGGCACTGGCAGCACTCGATGTGGTAGTGCGACGGCACGATGGCGCCGGCGATGCGGCCACGCGGGGCGCCGCGGGTTTCCACGAGTTGCGGGCGGTGGCCGGTGGCGCACAGCGGGATGTCCGCCGGCAGCGGTGTGGCGATCTGCAGCATGGGTCACCTCGTTGGGAGGTCGGCAGGGGCGGGGTAGATCGGGAGCGGGACGTGCGGGTCTGGAACGGGCGTGGCGCGCTCGCAGACGATGTCGGCGTTGCCCTTGATCACGCCGGTGCAGTCGGTAGCCTGCAGAGCAGGCGTGTCGTCACGGGGCATGGCGGCCCTCGCGGCGCTCGAAGGCCTCGCGCACTGCGCGGGCGGCGGGGTGGTCTGTGGTGCGGAGGTCGCCCAGCACGCGGTCGACAACATCCCTTCGCGTTTCGTCACGGCCGAGGTTGTGCGACTGCTGCACGGCCAGGCGGACGAGGCTGAGGGGGACGAGGAGGGCGCTCATGCAGCGCGCTCCGTAATCTCGACGGCCGGGCCATTGATGCCGCAGTGCATGCAGAGAGGATTCTCACTCTCGACCCCAAGCAGCACCCACTGTTGCGCCTCGACGCTCCATTCGGCTTGGGCGGTGGCGACAAGATGTGTGCTGCCGCAGAGCGCGCAGGCCTTGATGATGTGGTGGGTGCTCATGCCGCACCGCCTCGCAAGCGATCACCTGCGCGCCGGTCGCGGCGGTTGCTGTAGGCGTTGGGGTGCATGTCGCTGCAGCGGGCGAGGGTGTCGCGGGCGTCCTCGACGAGGGCGTCGACGTGGCCCTCGGCGCGCTGCAGCGGGGCGGTGACGTTGCGGGTGTCGCCGGTGACGTCCAGCCAGGCGAGGACGGCCAGCAGGCCGACGTTGCCGAGGACGATACCGATGGCGAGACCGGTGATGAAAGCCAGCATGGCGCCTCCTGAAGTAGGAGGGCGGCCGGCCAGGCTGGGGAGCGCCGTGGACGGCGAGGCGGAGCGCGTGCGGGCCATCCGAGGCCGTCGCAGAACCGTTGCCCTGCCCGACGGGGGTGCCGGGCAGGAGGATTAATACCGCCGATGTTTTACCATGTCAACACTCGCGGTATTATTCTGACGAACGGTTAACCGGCACGGTGAGCACTGTGCCTGTTCAGCGGCGATAGGTCGGCTTGCGGCGGTACTTGCCTTCGGGATTCCGGGCGCGTTCGCGTTCGCCAGCCACGCGGATCTGGCTGCGATTGGCCAGATAGGCCGGGAAGCCGATGATCCAGAGGAGGGCACAGGACAAGGCCCAGCCGATGGGTCCCATGTCGAACGTGGCGTTATGGATCAACCCGCGCCGTGCGCCCATGGCCTGGGCGTCGAAGTACACCCAGACGACGGTGCCGAGATACACCACCACCATCAGCTCACCCATGCGATCTCTCCCTGTGCGTCATTCCCAACTGCCGATCCAGCGCACGCGACCCAGGATGTCGATCGGGTGTGCGGGGTCTTCCATGCGCCGTGGTTTTTTCCACTGGTGGTCGCCGTCCGGGTTGTCGCTGCGGAAGTAGACGATGCGGTCGATGATGTCGCAGCGTTTCACGTACAGCTCGCCGTCGCGCTCGATGACAAACAGCGCGCCGTCTTCCGGCGTGGTCTGCGCGGTGTTGAACAGCACGGCATCACCGTCGCGCACGCGCGGCAGCATGCTGTCGCCGCGGCCGTAGAAGACGCGCAGGTCATCCACGCGCAGGCCCTGGCGACGCAGGCTGGCCGCGCGGAACTTCAGGCGATGGGATTCGGCGTATTCCTCGGGCAATGCGCCATCGCCGAGGCTGGCGGATTGAGCGTAGGCGAGCACATCCCGCCAGTCGTCGTAGCGAGGGGGCGTAGGTTCGCGAACTCCGCCAATCGGTGCAGATTCACTGGGCGCCGGCTTTAGGCTGGCGACGCGCTTGGCCAGCTTCAGCTCGGGCAGGTCGCTTCGGATGGTGGTCGGATCATCGATCCCGAGGGCCGCACAGAACTGCATCAGCGCCTTGTAGTTCAAAGCGATCACGCCGTTCAGGTAGTTGCTCACCAGTCCCTGCGTCCTGCCGATGCGCGTGGCCATGATCTGCTGCGTCAGTCCGCGGTCGCGGGCCCGTGCCTCCCATGCGGCCTTCAACCGCTTTGCAGCAGCGAGATCGGCCGGCGTCAGCGGTGCTTTTTTCGTCGGTTTCGGCATTGCCATCGATCTTATAACCGCCGCTGATACCCGGGAACGACCGGCGGTGTTGACATGAGATAACATCGGCGGTATTAATTGCGGCATGAGTACAGCCCTACTGGTCGGTTACCGCAAACGACACGGCTTATCGCAGGCCGCCTTCGCGCAGCGGATGACGGACGCCGGTGCGCCGGTGTCCCAGGCGTTGGTTTCGTTCTGGGAGCTGGGCCGAAAGCCCGTCTCGGCGGAGCGGTGCGCACAGATCGAGCGCGTCACCGGCGGCGAGATTCGCCGCGTGGACCTGCGCCCGGATCTGTTCGGAGCCCTGGTGGGCCCCGCGCCCGAGGCGCACGACATGGAGCATGCCGCGTGAATCCCTCCGATCTTCCTGCGCGGGTGTCGCCGTGACGGTGGCCCTCGCGCCCCAGGCGGATCGCTGCGGTGCTGGCGCAGCGTACTCGAGACAGCTCGGCAGTGGCATGTGTGCTGGTTTCCATGCCGACAAATCTGACAGGTCCGCCGGGGTTCACGCATGAAGCTGCGGCCTCAGTTTCTGCCCCCTCGCCAGTGCGTAGTGTACGCGATCACGCGGCGGATGCTGGACGAGACGGCGATGAACGCGCAGTCGTTCGCGATGGCGGTGGCGGAGCTGTACATCGCCACGACGGCGCCGGACGTGCGGCAGGTGAAGTTCCGCATCGGAAGCGAGGACGACGCGCGGCACAACGCGCAGATCCTGCGCCGGTACATGGACGGCACCCTGAAGACGCTGCCGGCCGACCTCGAGGACGCCTGGGTGATGGCGCTGCCGGCGGCATATCGCGACGAGTGCGAGACGTTGCTCGCACGCCGGCGCGGGCGGGTGTCCGTGGCGCTGCCGGAAGCCGATGCCGGCGAGGACGCGGCCGCGATGGCGCAGGTGCTGTCGAAGGCCGGCGAGCTGTGCGCGCATTGGGGTCATGCGCTGGCCGACGGGCGCATCGATGCGCGCGAGCGTGACCAGGTGCTGCTGGCCAGCGATGAGGTGATGAGCGCAGTGCTGCGGTTCCGCCGGCATTTGGTGGGGGTGGCGCATGCCGTGTGATGCTGTCCAAAAGCCCTGCTACCGGAGAGGAGCAGCGCCTGGCGCTCGCAACGGCGAGCGATCGTTTGAAATCGCAATTCGGGTGTGCCTCGCATGGGGCGTGCGAACGCCTGATGTTGATTGGCTGCAGCGGGAATACGGCATGAGCCGTGCGACAGCCTTCCGATTCCGGGCTGCCTATCAGAGAGCAGCGCGCGAGTCCTTCGACCAGATGCAGCCGACTGATGCGCTGCCCGCCGAGACGCTGAAGCAGCGCCCGGACCCTGTGATTCCGCTGGAGGACGACGATGGTCGATGAAGTCGATCGCCTGGTGGCGATGGAGGAGCGGCAACTGGACAACGCGCTGCTGTATCACGCGCAGCGGCCGCAGGCGTCCGGGCGCGCGTTCTGCGCGAACGAGGATTGCGGCGAAGCGATTACTGCCCAGCGGCAGGCGATGGGCGCGCAGTTGTGCATCGCCTGCGCGAAGGCGGAAGAGGCGCGGGCTGCGCACTTCCGGGTGTGGAGGCGGTGAGGATGGCGCGGCGTCTGCTGCGGGGCGTGCGCTCAGCGCTGGCGAAGCCCAACGCGGCGGCTTTGCGCGGTCTGGCGCAGGCGCGCGAGGCGCTGCTGTCGGCCGTGCCCGGGCCCACGGGCGACGAGGCGATCGCGCTGCTGGAGCAGCGCCGCCGCGAGGACGGCGAACAGTGCGCAGGGCAGGGCGTGTTACCGCTGGGGGTTCCTCGGTGACGGCAGCGCAACGCATCGATACCGAATCGCTGCTGCGCGGCGTGGACCTGGTCGAGGTGATCGGCCGCCATGTGCGCCTGCGCCGCAATGGGCGCGAGCACCATGGGCTGTGCCCGTTCCACGACGAGCGCTCGCCCAGCTTCACGGTCAACCCGGCAAAGGGGTTCTATCACTGCTTCGGCTGCGGGGCGCACGGCGATGCCATCCGGTTTGTGATGGAGTTCGACGGCGTCGACTTCCGCGAGGCATGCACGCGCCTGGGCGCGACGCCGTCGTCGCGCAGCGCGCAGCCACGCGCGGCAGCAGCCCGGCGCGAATCGCTGGCGGCAGAGCGTCAGCCGGTATGGGTGCCACTGCTGCCGGTGCCTTCGCATGCCCCCGACCTGCTGGCGGACGCCTGCGAGACGCTGCCGGTGTGGAACCCGAAGCGCGGCAAGTTCTGGACGATGACCTACACCCGGGCGGACGCCTACCGCGATGCGCATGGTGCGCTGCTGGGCTACGTGATGCGGGTGGAGTTCGGCGACGCGAAGGTGACGCCGCAGGTGACTTACTGCGTGGGCCCGGACGGCGTGGAGCAGTGGTGTGTGCGCCCATTCCCGGATCCGCGGCCGCTGTGCGGGCAGGATGCGCTGGCTGCGAAACCCGCGGCGCCGGTGCTGGTGGTGGAAGGCGAAAAATGCCGCGCGGCTGGCGCTGGCGCGTTGCCGCAATACGCGGTCGTGGCGTGGCCCGGTGGGTCGAAGGGTATGGCGCACGTGGACTGGTCGCCGTTGCGCGATCGCGACGTGGTGCTGTGGCCCGATGCGGACGATGCCGGGCGCAGCGCGATGTTGGGCTGGGTGGACGCGACAGGCGAGGTCCATCGCGGGGTAGCGCAGCACGCGCACCGCGCCGGTGCGCGCAGCCTGCGCTATGTGGATCCTGCCGGCATGCCAAAGGGCTGGGACATCGCGGACGCGCTGAGCGGGCCGGAGGCGTGGTCGTCGGCGCAGCTTGCGGCATGGGCGCGCAACCGGGTGTCGGACATCGATGTGCGTGTGGACACGCGCCGAGGCACGAGGTGACGGCGGTGCGAGACAAGATCACGGTCATCGACGGCGGAAAGTCCGGCGGGCGCCCTCCCGCCGGCGGCGGTGGCGATGCGGGGGCGGACGACTGGCGGCTGCGCCTCACTCGGAATCGGCAGGGCGATGTGATCGCGAACGTGCACAACGTGGCGCTGATCCTCGACCATGACGAGGCGATGCTGGGGATGTTCGGGCTGGACGAGTTTGCGAACCGCGTGGTGCTGCATCGCGACCCGCCGTGGCGCGGGAACATCGGCCGCGAGTTCACCGAGCTGGACGGCGTGGAGCTGGCAGCCTGGCTGGGCAAGGCGCTGCACGACGGCGGCTATCAGTTGACGCTGAAGACGTCGATGGTGCTGGAGGTGGTCGAGGCGATTGCGCGGCGGCACAAGTTCCACCCGGTGCGCGACTATCTCAACGGGCTGGTGTGGGATGGGAATGAGCGCATTCCGACGCTGTTCCCCGAGTTCTGTGGCACGGGCGACGACGAGTACCACCAGCGGGTCGCAGTGATCTTCATGGTCAGCGCTGTGGCGCGCATCCTGCGGCCGGGCTGCAAGGTCGACACCATGCTGGTGCTCGAAGGCGAGCAGGGCCTGGGCAAGACGCGCGTGACGCAGACGCTGTTCGGCGGCGATCGCTGGTACGTGGACGCGCAGCGCAGCCCGGCCGAAAAGGACTTTTACCAGGACATTGTCGGGAAGTGGGGCGTCGAGATCGGCGAGATGACGGCGTTCTCGAAGGCCGAGGCCAACAAGGTCAAGCAGACGCTGTCGGCGACTTCGGACACTTACCGCCCGTCGTACGGTCGCTACAGCCGCACTTTCCCGCGGCAGTGCGTGTTCGTCGGCACGACCAATGAGCACGAGTGGCAGCGCGACCACACGGGCGGCCGGCGATACCTGCCGGTGCGCGTGATGCGCGTGGATGTGGAGCGCATCGCTGCCGTGCGAGATCAGTTGTGGGCCGAGGCGGTTGCCCGCCTGCAGCGCGGCGACGAGTGGTGGTCGCTGCCCGCGCGGGCGAAGGAGGAGCAGGACGAGCGCTACATCGACGACGCCTGGGCGCAGCCGATGCTGTGGTGGCTGAGCGGGCTGGGGCGACCGGACAGCTACGACGGGTTGTCCTTCGCGGAGCGCAAGCCCCTCGGCGAGATCGTCGAGGTGAGCGTGGCGGACGTGATGACGCGGGCGCTGGGCATCGATACCGCGAGGATCGACCGGCCCGGGCAGATGCGCGTGAGCGCGATCCTGACGCGCTGGGGCTGGGCGTCGTACCGCACGACCAAGTTCGGACGGCAGGCGCGGCTGTGGTACGCGCCGCCAGAGTGGCAACCCATGCGTCGGCCGCTGCCTCAGCCGGAGGAGGGTGCCGATGCGTTCTGAGCTTGCCAACCTTGCCGACCTCTTGCCGACCTGCTTGCCAACCTCAAACGCTTGCGGGGCAGGGGGTTTGCCAACCTTGCCAACCTTTTCGCGTTCGCGCACGCGTATGAGTCGGACCGGCCCGACATCCTTCATGTGCGCATACAGGTCGGCAAGGTTGGCAAGGTTGGCAACGGCCGCGCAAATCAAAGGCTTAGGCTTGCCAACCTCATTGACCGAGGTTGGCAAGGTCGGCAAGCGCACCGCCGAGGTGATCGCGAACCTGAACGCGAACCTGAACGGACGGTGCCGCGGGTCCTCCCCGGGGGCGTTCACAGCGGGCAATCAGGCTCGCGATTTCTCGCAAGTGATGGCGGGAATCACTAGGTTAATCAGTGGGTTGCGAGTGAATCTGCGGGGTGTCGCATGGTAAATCTGCCCGCCATCATCCCCGCCGAGTGGCCCGAGACCTGCACGCAGAAGGAGTTCGCGGTGCTGATCGGCATCAGCGAACCCGGCGTCTGCAAGCACAAGGCCGCCGGCCGCGTCGCGATGGACGGCAAGCGCGTCCGCGTCCGCGAGACGATCGACCGCATGCGCCGCCACACGCATCCCGGCCGCGGCGGCGACCGCACCCCCGCCGCAGCACCGCGCGCTGCGCACGGCGCCGCGCAGGCGGCGCCAGTGGCCTTCGGCGGCTCCCCGGACGATCCGACCAACTACCAGCTCCAGGCGGCCCGCGAGAAGCGCGCCAGCGCCCAGCTCCGCGAAATGGAGCTCGCCGAGCGCGCCGGCCAGCTCGTCCTGCGCGAGGCCCGCGACGCCGCCGAGTTCGGCCGCGCCCGCATGGCCCGCGAAGCCGTGATGTCGATACCCGACCGCCTGGCCGTGCAGCTTGCCCCCGCGCTGCCGGTCGACGAAGTCCACGCCCTGCTCACCGCCGAGTGCCGGCGCATCTGCGCGCTGCTCGCCGCCGGCGGCCAATCCCTTCCCACCGAGGCCGAAGCCGCATGACCCGCAACGACATCCTCGCCCTGCTCATCGCATGGGCCGCCCAGCACGAGATCATCGAACAGGCCGGCGACGCCCTCAGCGACCTCTGCGGCGCCTCGCCCGACTCCGTCCTCGGCCGCGCCCTGTGGGGCACCTTCGATGCCTACACCGACGTCCTCGAGGCCCGCATCCTCGGCAGCGCCGCCGACGCCTGGCTGCGCTACTTCCGCGACGACTGCGAGATGGGTGCCCTGCCGCGCCCCGTGCAGGTCGCCGACCATGACAACATCGCCCTCGACGGCATCGAAGCGCTGACCGACCTGTGCGTCGCGCTGACCGCAGAAAAGACAACGGCGCGGGAGTCCGCGCCGTGATCGTGGCCCTGCTGCTGGCGCTGCTGTCAGCGCGTCTCGTCGATGCTCACCAGCTTCCCGCCGCGGAAGGTGAGGCTCACCGTCTTGCCGTTGAGGTAGTACTCCCAGCGCTCGCCGACGGCGCCGCCGTAGCCGTTCTCGAGCTGGACGATCCGGTCCGGCTTGCCGGCGCGCTGCATCACCGCGCCCGGGCCGTCGCCCACGGTGACCACGCCGCGGCTGAAGGCGTAGGTGTCGCCGGCCAGCGCGGTGCCGGCGGCCAGCAGCAGAGCAAGTGCGAGTGCGAAACGCATGGCGAATCCTCCCTGTGTGAATGGTGCGCCGCGCAGCGCTTGACAGCCGCCCGCGGGCAGGCACAGCATACCCCCGCTGCCGCCAAATCGGCAGCCGGGGGTGACAGCCCGAAGCCAAGCGCGCAAGCGCCCATCCGCTCGGTCGGCGCTTTTTTCGTGCCCAGCCATGCGGTTGGGCCAGCCCATCAGTTCATGGCGGGCGGCGTGCGGGAGCCCGCAAGGGCTCGCCGGTCCTTGGCCCGGTCTGTCAACCGCACGTCGTCCGTCGCCCTGGGTGACAGCCGGGCGCCGGATTCCTTCAACGCCAAGGAATTCCGAATGAACACCACGCACGCCGCGGCCGCAACGGCCGTCGAAGACCCATCGCACCCAACGCACCCCGCCGATGGCTGGCTCGCCGCCATCGACGCCCTCGACATCCACCACGAGCAGAACCGCTGGAGCATCGCGCTGGGCAACGCGATCGCCGCCACCGTCCGCACCTCGCCCGACGATGCCATCGCCCTCGCCGAAGTGCTGGTTCACGTCCACGGCATGCAGACCGGCAGCATCGAAGCCGAGCAGGCCCGCGCCGACGAAGCGCTGCAGCGCATCGGGGGTGCGGCATGAACGCGATGACTGCAGTCCAAGCGCTGGATACGCTGGAGGCTTGCCAGGCGTATGTGGACGACGCCGCATGCTTCCCGGCGCAGTTCAAGCCCGGTCTCGTCAAGCAGCACCAGCGCGACTACACCGCGGCCCTGGAGTTCTTCACGCGTCTGGTCCAGCGACAAGCTGCACAATCGGAACTCGCACTCATTGGCTGGGGCGAGATCGAGAACGGCCGGCTGGTGTCGTTCGCGCACCAGCGCAGCGAGCAGTGCACCACGGAGATCTTCGCCCCAGGCGCAGCGGTGCGCACTGGCGGTGCCGCATGACCGCACGTGAACGCCCGATCCTGTTCGGCGCGCCGATGGTGCGCGCGATACTCGAAGGCCGGAAGACGCAGACGCGGAGGGTGGTGAAGGCGCCGCGTGGACACGAGCTGGTCAACCTCCGCGAGTCGGAGGGAGACCACAGCTACAGCGGCCTGTTCAATGATCCGACCTCATGGGGCTATCCGTTCTTCGACGACTGCGCGCCGGCCGTACTCGCCCATTGGCCGGAGCTTTGCCCCTACGGACAGCCCGGCGACAGGCTATGGGTGCGGGAGACGTGGGCGCATGTCCCGGCTTCCGCGTATCGGTACAGTGATGGCGTGCAGCAGACGGTGTGTCCCTCCGATCCTGACATGGCGGCGGTCTATGCAGCCGGATGGGATCGGTCGAAGCCGGGCCGCTGGCGCCCCTCGATCCACATGCCCCGCTGGGCCTCGCGCATTGACCTCGAAGTGACCGTCGTGCGCGTGGAGCGGCTGCAGGACATCAGCGAGGCAGATGCGATCGCCGAAAGCATTCAGGCATCGAAGGACGGTCACGGCTTCCACACCGAGGACGGCCGCCACTACTGGTCGAACGCAGTTGGCGCGTACTGCTCGCAGTGGGAATCGATCAACGGCCCCGACAGTTGGACCGCGAACCCGTGGGTCTGGGTCGTCGAGTTCCGGAGGGTCAAGCCATGACCGCCCTCGTCATCGCCAACACGCAGATCCGCTGCGACGCCGCTGGCCGCTACTGCCTCAACGACCTGCACCAGGCCAGCGGCGGTGCGAAGCGGCACCAGCCGTCCGACTGGTTGCGCCTCAAGCAGACGCAGGAACTCATCGCCGAGGTGATCAGTTCCCCGGATGAACTCCGGGAATCCCCGGAGTTAAACCCGGTCGAGACGAGCGAGGGCCGTTACGGCGGCGGAACCTACGCCGTCAAGGAACTGGTCTACGCCTACGCGATGTGGATCAGCGCCGCCTTCCACCTGCACGTCATCCGCGCCTACGACGCCCTCGTCGCCGGCCGCGCCGCCGCCGAGCCGCCGCCGGTGCCGGTCGCCGCCACCCACCGCGCCGACGTGCTGGTCAGCGCCACCCGCACCTTCGCCGCACTGGCCCGCGCCGGCCGCACCCTGCGCATGGGTCACGCCCGCGCCCTGGCCGCGGCCAACGCCGCCACCTTCCGCGCCACCGGCATCGACCTGATCGACGAGCTCGGCGCGCACGACCTCGTCGCCGAGCCCGCGCTCGGCCTGCCCGACGGCCTGCCCCCGGGCCTCGCCGACTGGCTGGCCGGCCGCGACCTCGTCACCACCCGCGACGTCATCACCGGCCTGTCCCTCGGCAACCCCGACGACACCGCCCTGCAGATGCGCGCCGCCGCCGCCATGCGCGCCCTCGGCTGGACCAAGGTGCGCAGCACGCGCACCGCCCGCCAGTGGGCGTGGCAGCGGCCCGCCGTCGCAACCACAACCACAACCACGATGGAGATCACGCCATGACGTATCAGCGCAACGCATTGGGCGCCGGCGTACAGCCCTCAAATCCGTTCGAGAACCGTCGCGACTCGCCGCTCGCCAGCATCGTCTTCTACCTGCACCGCCTCCAGTGGGATGGCAAGGAGCGCATCCCTACGCTGTTCCCGGCGTTATGCGGTACCGCCGACAACCCGTATCACCAGCATGCCGCCAAAGTGCTGATGCTGAGCGCCGCCGCCCGCATCCTCGATCCCGGGTGTCGCGTCGATCAATGGCTGGTGCTCGAGGGTAGGCAGGGCGTCGGGAAGTCCACGTTCCTGCAGGTGCTGTTCGGCAAGGACTACTTCTCTACCCGCAATCGGCCTGAGATGTGGTGCATCGAGATCAGCGAGATCGACAGGCTCTCCAAGGCCGAGGCCATGCAGTTGAAGAAAATGCTGGATGCTTCAACTGACAGTATGCGGCGGCAGGGCATCTACGTCATGGCGACCCATGAGGCATCGCTGCCGACGGATCTCGATGCCACCAGGCGATTCCTGCCCGTCCGCATTCAGTGCGTGGATGTCGATAGCCTGGCGGCCATCCGTGACCAGTTGTGGGCCGAAGCGATGGCGCGACTGTGGCGCGGAGAAAGCTGGCAGCAGCCCACCGTCGCACCCACATCCACGATGGAGATCACCCCATGACCGCAGTCCTGATCGCGCTCATCTTCGCGCTGGCGTTCGCCGGCATCCTCGCGGCTCGCCGCTGCGCCGCGCCGCTTCCGATGCCGCTGCAGCCCAACCCTGCGCTGCAGGCCTACCAACTCCGCCCCGGCGTGGTCTACGCCGCGGAGACCGCCGAGGAAGCCGTCCGCATCGCCAACGACGAGCTGTTCGACGAAGTCGACCTCGCCGATGCGCGGCAACTGGCCGACCACGAGCTGGATGCGCGGGTGTTCCTCCGCGACAGCCCGGATGACGACGACCCGTACACCACGCTCCGCCACGAGCTGGACTATCGCCGGCGCATCGGCCGCGCCGGCGCGCTCTGCGGCAACGCACCGGACTGACGGACGTATTACGCTTGTACCGCTGCCATGCGCAGCAAAACCTCACTCTGGAGCAAGGAACAACCTCATGGCAATACGAAATCCGGAAAACTGGGCAGAAGCAAAGCTGACGGTCACGCTCACCGACGGCACGCGCATCGGTCCGTGCGATACCACTGACCGTCCACTGGGTGATGACGGGTGCTGGGTCACGGTATGGGTCGACGACAGACTCGTCTCGTATCCAAGGGAGCAGGTGGCTTCTGTCGAATTCTCCTTCGACGCAGACGCCAATCAACCCTGAGCGATGACCTTCGACGCCGCCACCCTCAGCGTCCCGCTGGCCGACCCCGCCGACGACAGCGCCTGGCGCAACGGCTGGTCGATGCCTGCGCCGCTGTCGGTGGACGGCTGGGCCGATCGCCACCGCTTCCTGACCCGCGAAGGCGCGGCGGAGCCCGGCCCGTGGCGCACCGATCGCGTGCCGTTCACGCGCGAGATCATGCAGTGCCTCAGCGACGAACACCCCTGCAAGAAGGTCGCGCTGTGCAAGTCCACGCAGACCGCCGGCACCGAGGTGCTGAACAACTTCGTCGGCTACGGCATCGACCATTCGCCCGGCCCGATGATGGTGGTGATGCCCACCGAGAAGCTGGCCCAGCGGTGGAGCAAGCAGCGCCTCAAGACGATGATCCAGTCGTGCCTGGTGCTGCACGGCAAGATCCAGCCGGCCACCGCCCGCGACGGCGGCAACACCACGCTGATGAAGGAATTCCCCGGCGGGCTGCTGGTGATCGCCGGTGCCAACTCCGCCAGCGACCTACGCAGCATGCCGGCCCGCCGCGTGCTATGCGACGAGGTCGACGAGTACCTGCTGGACCTCGAAGGGCAGGGCGCGCCGGACGAACTCGCCGAGCGCCGCGCTTCTACCTTCACCCGGCGCAAGGTGTTCAAGGTCAGCAGCCCGAAGCTGAAGGCCACCAGCGTCATCTGGCGCGAATTCCTCGCCGGGGACCAGCGGCATTACCACGTGCCCTGTCCGCACTGTGGCACCCTGCAGCCGCTGGACATCGACCAGTTGTTGCCCAACGGCACCTACCTCTGTGCCGACGGCGGCTGCGGCCGCATCATCGAGGAGCACCACAAGCCCGACATGCTGGCCGACGCCGCGATGGGTGGCACGGCGCGCTGGGTCGCCGCGAAGCCGGACGGCGAGTTCCCGTCGTTCCACATCAACGCGCTCTACGCACCGCTGGGCCTCGGCTACACCTGGGCGGAGATCGCCGCCATGCGCGACGCCGCGCAGAACGACCCGGGCAAGCTGGTCATCTTCACCAACACCATCCTCGGCCTGCCGTTCGAGGGCGAGCGCCAGCAGCAGAACGCGCACGAGCTGGAGGCCCGCGCCGAGCAAGGCCTGCATCGCGGCATCGTGCCCCGCGGTTTCTACGTGCTGACCGTGGGCATCGACTGCCAGCAGGACCGCTTCGCCTGTCACGTCATCGCCTGGGGCCGCGGCGAGCGCGGCTTCGTCGTCGACTACGAGGAGATCGACGGCGACCCATCCCAGCAGGACGGCTACACCAAGCTGGAGGCCTGGCTGAAGCGCCACTACGTCAGCCACCGCGGGCAGGTGATGATCCCGCAGGCCGTCGCGATGGACGCCGGCAACTGGGGCGAGGAAGTCGTCAAGTTCCTGCGCCGGCAGGGCACGCTGATGCACCACCAGGTGCACCGCGTCCTGCAGGTGGACGGCACGCTGCAACAGCAGGTGCTGTTCGCCGTGCGCGGCCGTTCCACCACCACCGACACCCGCGTCGTGTATCGCCCCGCCAAGACCGAGGCCAACAACCGCGGCAAGACGCTGGCCCGCGCCGTCGGCGTGTGGGGCGTCGGTACCGCGCCGGCCAAGGACATCCTGTTCGGCCGCATGAGCGCCGACGCCCGCGCGGAGGACATCGCCCACCGCATGCTGCGGTGGCCCGGCGGCCGCGAACCCACCGGCCCAGAGGACCACGCCGCCGAAGCCACGCGCATGCCCGCCGGCTACTTCCCCGGCATCGCCTCCGAATACAAGGACCTCGCGACCGGCCGCTACCTCAAGCACAACCGTTCCACGCGAAACGAAGCACTCGACACCCTCGTCTACGCCTACTGGGCCGCCCTCAGCCCGGCCGTGCGCATCGACCTCAAGCGCGAGCACGAATGGGCCGCGCTCGAGGCCCGCTACGATCCCGAAGCCGACCTGTTCGGTGGCGGCGACGCGGACGCGCCATCACCACCCATGCCGGCGGTTTCGCGTGAAACATCGGTTGTCGTGACCGTCCCGCCATCGGCACCGAAACCAGGGCGCGGCACGCCACCGGCGGGTCGTGGCTTCGGCAGCGACGGCTGGAGCGGTCGCCTGTGAGTCGCAACACGACCCGCGTGAAGGCGCGCATCGACCAGCTCTCCGACGAGCTGACGTTCGGTGCTGCGATCCGCCTGCGGGCCGATGCCGGCGACATCCGCCCGGTGGTGGAGGCCGTCGTCGCCTACCTGGTCGAGGAATATCCCGCGCAGGATCTCTACATCCCCTCGGCCGTGACCTATCCGGTCGATCGCCTGCGTGCGGAGGTCGCAGCCGGCAAGTCCATCCGCACCATCTGCCGCGAGCACCGCATCAGTCGATCCAAGCTCTACCGCCTGCTGGACGACGACGGCAGCGACGACAAGGCAGCCGAGGACGTCGCCGCGTAACACGTGATGCGGTGCGCCGCTGGGTGCGCACATTTCCCCGAGATTGTGCGCAGTAGTGTCTGCACTCTGTACATCCATGAGCTTCGCCACCGACCAGGTCGCACTGCTGCAGGATGCCTATCGTAAGGTGCTTGCGGGGCAGTCCGTGCGCTATGGCGAGCGCATGCTGGTACGCGCCGATGCCGCATGGATCAGCGCCGAGCTGGACAAGTGGACGCGCCGCGCCAATGTGGAGGCCGCCCGCGCCGCCGGCCGCACGCCGGGCATCGCCATCGCAGACTTCGGCGGGGTGCAGTGATGGCGGACCGCCTCGACCGCCTGCTGATGCGTTTCGCGCCCGCGTGGGCCGCCTCCCGGGCTCGCGACCGCCTCCTCGCCCATGCCTATCATCAGGCCTACGAGGCCGCGCAGGTCAGCCACCTGCGGAAGCAGTCGCGCGACCACGGCAGCGGCAACGCCATCGTCTCGCTCACCGGCGCCGCCCTTCGTAACCAGGCGCGGCACCTCGACCGCAACCACGACATCATCAGCGGCGGCCTGTCCACGCTGGTGCAGAACATCGTCGGGCCCAGCGGCATCAACATCGTGCCCACCCCGCGCGATGCCGCGGGCAACGTCGACGAGGGCCTGGTCGATCAGATCATGCCGCTCTACCTCGCGTGGTCGAAGCGGCCCGAGGTCACGTGGATGCACGACTGGCCCAGCGTGCAGCGGCTGCTTGCCCGCACCTGGCTGCGCGATGGCGAAGCCTTCGCGCAGGAGCTGCGCGGCTTCGTGCCATACCTGGAGCACGGCTCCAGCGTGCCGTTCTCGCTGGAGCTGCTGGAGCCTGATCTGGTCCCGCTGGATCTCGACGACACGAATCGTCGCATCCTGCAGGGCGTCGAGCGCAATGCATGGGGCAGGGCAGTCGCGTTCCACGTCTACAAGCAGCACCCCGGCGATGCCGGCATCTTCCTGCCGGAGACCAAGCGCGTCTCCGCCGACCTCATCCGCCACGTCCGCACCATCGACCGCATCGGGCAGGTGCGCGGCATTTCCATCCTCGCGTCCACCTTCACCCGCATCGAGGACCTGAAGGACTACGAGGAGTCCGAGCGCATCGCCGCGAAGATCGCCGCCAGCATGGCTGCGGTCATCATCAAGGGCGACCCGGGCAGCTACGACGTTGCCAACCCCTCCCCTGAGCGCAAGTTGCGGTTCCAGCCGGGCATGGTATTCGACGACCTGGTGCCCGGCGAGTCCGTGCAAAGCATCGACAGCAAGCGCCCGAACCCGAACCTCGAGCCCTACCGCAACGCGCAGTTGCGCGCCATCGCCGCGCCGATGCGCGTGTCGTTCTCGTCGCTGGCGAAGAACTACAACGGCACCTACAGCGCCCAGCGGCAGGAGCTGGTCGAGCAGTACGGCGCCTACGGCGTGCTGGCCTACGAGTTCATTTCGCAGATGGTGCGCCCGGTCTACGAGCGCTTCGTCGCGATGGCCGTCGTCTCCGGTGAACTCGTGCTGCCCCGCGGCGTGACGTTGGCGAACGCCATTGGCGCCGACTACCTCGCGCCGCCCATGCCGTGGATCAACCCCGTGCACGAAATGCAGGGCATCACTGCAGCTGTCCGCGGCGGCGTGCGGTCGCTGACCTCCGTCATCGCCGAACGTGGAGGCCGCATGTACGACACGCTCGAGCAGGTTGCCAGGGAGCGCGCCTGGGCGCGCGAACTGGGCATCGTGCTCGATACCGACCCCGGACAGACCACCGGCGGCGGCAATCTCAACCAAATCCCGGATGCCATGCAGGCGCCGGCGAATTCCGGAGCCAACGCATGAAGACCCGCAAGCTCACGGCATGCATCCTCGCCGCGGTCTACGCGCTCGACAACGTCGGGCTGGACAAGATCGCGCCCGAGGCCCGCGGCAAGTCCGTGCTGGCCCTCAACGCCGTGGACACCACGCAGGCGGACCTGCTGATCTACGGCCCGATCGGCGACTTCTTCTGGGGAGACGGCATCACCGCCGGCAGTATCGTCGAGCAGCTCTCGCAGCTCAACGTCGGCACCATCAATGTTCGCATCAACTCCGACGGCGGCGTCGTCAGCGACGGTCTCGCCATCTACAACGCGCTGGCCTCGCATCCGGCCACGGTCAACGTCACCATCGATGGCGTCGCCGCCTCGATTGCCAGCCTGATCGCCCAGGTGGGCGCCACGCGCCGCGTCTATCGCAACGCCACCATGATGATCCACGGCCCGCAGAGCGGGATGTGGGGCTTCGCCGACGACCTGCGCGATGCCGCCGCCATGCTGGACACCATCGCCTCGTCGATGCTGACAGGCTACACCGGCCGCGCCGCGAATCCGTCGGAGATCGAAGGCTATCTCGGCGATCGGCGCGACCACTGGTTCACGGCCGAGCAGATGGTCGCCGCCGGCCTCGCCGACGAAATCATCGAGATCAACCCCGTGCCCGCTCCCAGCGATGCCGCCGCGGCCGCCGCGCTGCTGTCCTACGTGCAGGCGATCTCCAGCTCCCAGCGCAGCGACGTTACTGCGTCGCTGCATCAACGCATCCAGACGACGATCACCGCGTCTGCGTTCGCTGCCCTCAGCGAATCCCACCAGCGGGCGGTGTTCGCCCACATCGAGGACTCCACCATGAAAGAGAAGTGCCAGTTGATCCTCGCGCAGGCCGGCGCCACCGCCGGCGCGCAGGGCAATCCCAACCCGGCCAATTCCCCGGCTCCGGCCGCCGCGCCCGCGGCGGCGCCGACCGCCGCGCCCGCCGTTCCGGTGGCGACGGCGGACCCCATCGCCGCCCTGGCGGCACGCAACGAGAGCATTCGTGGCGTGTTCGCCTCCTTCCACGACGTGCCCGGCGTGCGCGAGCTGGAATCGCAGTGCCTCGCCGACCCGCGCATGACCGTCGAGCAGGCCCAGGCCCGTCTGCTGCAGCGCCTGCCGAACGGCGCCACGCCGCTGGCGGCCGCCCGGGGCGGCGCCGGCCGCGACGGCATGGTCAGCGACGAGGTCGACGTGCAGCGCCGCCGCACCGTCGACGGCATCCTCGCCCGCGCCGGCGTGCTCACGGGTGCCGAGGCGACCGCGGCGCGGCAGGACAATCCGGCGTCGCACCAGCCGCTGTTCATCCTCGCCGAGCGTTCGCTCATCGCCGCCGGCGTCGACACCCGCGGGATGGACCGCGACCAGATCGCACGCCGTGCGCTCGCCGCGCAGACCACGGGCGACTTCCCCGTCATCCTCGAGAACGTGCTGAACAAGATGCTGCTCAACGCCTATGCGCTGCAGCAGTTCACCTGGTCGCGGTTCTGCGCCACCGGCACGCTGGTCGACTACCGCCCGCACAACCGCTACCACATGGGTTCGTTCTCCGACCTCAAGCCGGTCAACGAGTCGGGCGAGTACGAGAACGGCATCCTGTCCGACGCCGAGAAGGAAACCATCGTCGGCAGCCGCAAGGGCCGGATCCTGCAGATCACGCCGGAGATCCTCGTCAACGACGACCTCGGCGCGTTCTCGCGGCCGGCGGCCGCGCTCGGCCAGGGCGCCGCACGCACCATCGAGAAGGACGTTTACGCCCTGCTGGCGCTCAACAGCGGGCTCGGTCCCACCATGGCGGACGGTAATACGCTGTTCCATGCCGATCACGGCAACATCGCGGGCACCGCGGGTGTGCCGACCATCGCGCTCATCGATGCCGGCCGGCGGGCGATGGCGCAGCAGATGGATGTCGGCGGCAACGACTACCTCGACATCCGCCCGGCGCTGTTCCTCGGTCCGCTGTCGCTGGGCAGCACCGCCCGCGAGCTGAACGCGCAGGAATACAACGACGAATCGAACCGCCAGCAGCGCAAGCCGAACGTGGTCCGCGGACTGTTCAGCGACGTCATCGACACGCCGCGTCTCACCGGCGCCGCCTGGATGATGTTCGCCGACCCCAACCTCGAGCCGGTCATCGAAGTCGCGTTCCTCAACGGCGTGCAGACCCCGACGCTGGAGCAGGAGACCAACTTCCGCACCGACGGCCTCAGCTGGAAGGTCGTACATCGCTACGGCGTCGGCGCCGTCGGTTACCGCGGCGCCTACCGCAACGCCGGCGCGTAACCGGCCCACCATCGCGCGGGGGCGGCCTACGCCCCCGCCATGAATCGAGGACACGAGCATGGCCAAGAATTTCATCAAGCCCGGCGACCACCTGCCGTTCACCGCCAGCGGTGCCGTCGCCACCGGTGGCGTGGTGGTGCTGGGCACCCTCATCGGTGTCGCGCTCGGCGCCGTCGCCGATGGCGACAGCGGCGAATGCTGCGTCGAGGACGTATGGGAACTCCCCAAGGCGACCGGTGCGGCGATCGACGCCTGGACGCGCCCCAGTTACGACATCAGCGCCGGGAAATTCGCCGTCGCCGGAAGCGAAGCCACCGGCGACGTCATCGGCGCCGTCATCGCCGTCGAGACGGCCGCATCGGCGGACGCGACCGTCAAGGTCAAGCTGCTGCCCGGTGCGGGCAGCCTGAAGGCCTGACGTCGGCCCACCGCGCCGTTTCGCTGACCACGACACGAGGACCCTCACATGAAGAACTACCTTCGCCCGGGCGACACCATCACGCACGCGCATAGCGTTCCGGTGGCATCCGGGCAACTGGTCGCGATCGGTGGTCTGCTGGCCGTCGCGGCCAGCAGCTATGCCGCCAACGAGCCGGGCGAGTACGCCATCGAAGGGGTCTATGTCCTGCCGAAGGCCACGGGTGCCGCAGTCGGGCAGGGCAACACGCTTAACCTCAATCTCTCCAGTGGGGAGCTGACCGAGGCGTTGCCGGAATCCGCCATCCTTGGTGGTGCCATCGCGATGGAGTCCTCCGACAGCGCGGCGACCACCGTGGTCGTGAAGCTGGTGCCGGGGACCGGCGCCGCTGGCGGCAGCGGCGTCTGACCCCGGAGGCTATCGACATGCCCACCCCGCGCGGCGTCCGCAACAATAACCCGGGCAACATCGACCGCAGTGGTACGCCCTGGCAGGGCGAGGACCGCAGCGATGCCGCGCGGAGGCAAGAGCCGCGGTTCTGCGTGTTCTTCTCGCCGGAGGCCGGGTTCCGTGCGCTGGCGAAGGTGCTGCTGACGTACCGCCGTCGGTATGGGCTGGACACGGTCAGCAGCATCATCGCCCGGTGGGCGCCTCCGCGCGAGAACGACACCGGCGCGTACGTGCGTGAGGTATCTCGCGCGGTGGGTGTCGGCGCGAATGAGCGCCTCGCGATGGACGATGCGCAGGTGCTGTTCGGCCTGGCCAAGGCCATCGCCCGGCACGAAAACGGCGGACATTTCTGGGCGGACGATGTGATCCGTCGCGGCGTCGCGGCGGCGAGGGCCTGAGCATGGGCGAGATCACGGTCGGGCATCTCGCGCTGTTTGTGACCGTCGGCGGAATCGTCGTGTCGCTGCTGTCGACGCTGGGCATCTTCCTGCTGCAACGGATCTTCGGCTCCGGCGACAGGTCCAATGCCGAAATCGACGAGCTGAAGGAAAAGGTGCATGCGCTCGAGTTGGCGCAGGTCGGCAACTACGCGACCAAGCAGGACATGGAGTCGCTGCGACGCGACATTCGCGGCGAGTTCGACCGGCTGGCGAAGATGTTGCAGCCGGTCTTCCGCCAGCTCAACGTCAATGCGGTGATCGACGGATGAGCGAGGACACGCCCGTGACCCGCAAGGAGCTGCGAGAGTTCGGCGAGGAGCTGCGCGCTGGTTTCGACACGCTGGCTGAGGTCATGCGCCCGGTAGCCGAAGCGGCCGCTGTGCCGCATGCCGGCCTCGTGCAGCAGATGACGATGTCCGCGCCGCCGCCGCAGCGCGCCGAGCGCCTGGTCGTCGCGATGGCCGTCATCGTCACCGTCATGGCCTTCCTCGCCGGTGGCTCCATCGTCGCCGCCATCCTGCAGGGCCAACGCGTCACCGACCTGCGCGCTGATATGCACGCCGAGCGCGCAAGCCGCGAGGCCTTCGACCACTGGAACGCGCAGGAGGTGACCGCGATCCGGGCCTACATCGCCACCGGTCGCCTGCAGCCGATGCAATCCCGCCCACAACCGGAGACCACGCCATGAGCGAGGAAGAGGAGATCATCGTGCAGCCGCCGCGCAAGCTGTCGCTGGTGCCCGACGTCGCCAACTGGCACCGCTGGTGGTCGATGCGCTGGCTGATCGCGGGCGCCATCGCCGAGGCGCTTCCCCGTGCCTGGGCCGCGCTGCCGGGCGACTGGGTCGGGCCAATGCCGACCTGGCTGAAACTCGCCCTGGGCTACTTCGTCGGCACCGCGCTGGTCGCCGCTGCGGTGTCGCGCGTCATCCAGCAGACGCCGAGGCCCGCCCCGTGATCGTCTTCCTGGCCCACAACCTGTGGTGGGTGCTCGGGCTGCTGGTGATGGCGGCCGCCATCGCCGCCCCGGCGCTGCTGTGGCGCCTGCGCTGGCCTGTCGCCGTCGCGATCGCCTGCGCCTTCGCGGCGGTCTTCTGGCTGCGCGCGAACGATCTCGACCGCCAACTGCTGCAGGCCCACGCCGACCGCGCTGACCAGGCTGCGAAACGTGCGCAGTTTGCCATCGGCGCGCTCCAGCGCCGCCGCGCACTGGACGCCGACCACGCCGAGGCCGTGGCCAGCCTCACCGCCGAATACAAGAGGGACAACGACGATGCACAGCATGCGATCGATGATCTGCGCCGCCGCGTGCGCGCTGGTGATGTGCAGTTGCGCGACCGGTTCCGGTGTCCGGTCACCGCCGCCGAGCAACAACCCGCCCCCGGCGCTGGCGCCGCTGCCGGCGGAACTGCGGGCGAAGCGCGATCCGGACTTCTTCCTGCGGATGTGGACGTTCTTCTCGGACTCGCCGCTGAAGCCGACGCCGTCGTCCGCGAGCGCAACCTCGCCGTCGACGTCGCCAACGCCTACCGCGCCGCCTGCGCCGCCCCGGTGACCACGCCGTGAGCCAGCGTGCCGCCATGCGCAGCCTCGACGCCGACATCCACGCGGCGTTGCTCGGTGCCGGGCTGGCCGACGTCGGCACATACCGCGCCGCGGGCGTCAGCGAGAGCGCCCCCGGGACCGACGTACGCGTCTACGTCGAGCGCGGGGTGCAATCCCTCGGCGAGTTCGGGCAGGTGTCGTCTGCGCAGGACCAGGTCACGCTGCTGCGTGCCGACGCCGATCCGGCGCGGGGCGCCACCATCGTCGCCGACGGGTGGCGCTATGTGCTGGCGGAGCGCGTCTCAGAGGACGAAAGCACCTCGACGTGGGTCGTCCGCGGGGAGGCGCTGCCATGACCGAGCCGCTGAGCTGGCTGGCCGTGCAGTACATCAAGGGGCGCATGTCATCCATCGCGCCGGGCAGCGGCTACTACAGCGATTTTTCCACCGCCCGTGTCCTGGACGATCGCAGCCAGATCGACGCCAGCGAAGGCGTCGGCACGTACCTCCTGGTGGTCGCGACCGATTTCGAGCCCACCGGCGAATCCGCTGGAAGGGCCAGTCAGGTCTACAGCGAAGACATGTCGCTGCTCATCGAATACGGCATCCGCCGCGATCCATCGCTCAGTCCTGAACTGCAGGTGCACCGCGCCCGTGCAGACGTCATCCGCGCATTGCGTTCGCCGCTCCGGAACCAGGTGCATGGGCTCATCCGTATCGACATCGGCACCTCCAGCATCGTCGACACGCCCGAAGACTCCGCATTGATCATCGCCCAGGTGCAGGCGCGGGCCGGCCTGAGCGATACCACCCCGCCCGCATCCTGAGGAAAGACCCATGGCCCGACGTTCCGTTCGCAAATTCGGCGGGGACATCCGCTTCTGGCGCAAGTCCACGCTCGGCGTGCTGACGCCCTGCGTGCCCGAAGCCAACGACCCCGATCTCAACCAGCCCATCATCACCGATGCGCTGACCACCACCTACGAGGCCGGCAACGAAGTGTCGGTCACCAGCAAGGGCCGTGGCGCCGATTACGGCGCGACCGTCTGGTCGGAGACCGAGCCGGGCACCGGCAGCATCAGCGTGACGCTGAAGGAAATCCCGGCCTCCCTGCTGGCACGCATCTTCTACGGCGAATCCTCGGCCATCAGCGTCACGGCCGGCTCCGTCACCGACCAGGACCTCGTGGTCTCCGCGAAGAACCTCCCGCTGCAACTGCCGCATCGCTACATCAAGGCCAGCCCGGCACCGGTGGTGAACAACAGCGGTACGCCGTTGACTGCGGGTACCGACTACACCATCGATCTGCGGCGCGGCACCATCGTCATCAAGGCCGCCGGCGTGAACGTGGACGACACGCTGACGCTCGACTACAGCTTCGACGACGTCAGCGGCACCCGTATCCTCGGCGGCACCACGCCCACCGAGACGTTCTACATCACCGGCGACATGGAGGACCGCGTCAGCGGCGAGCAGGGTGCGCTGGTGGTTTACGAGGCGCAGCTCACGCTGGATGGCGACATCGACTGGTTCTCCAGCGAGGTGCTCAGTCCGACGCTGACCGGCAAGATGATCAAGCCGGTGGATGCCCCCGCGGCCTACACCTTCGACATGTACGAGCAGGCGGCGTGACGACTGCCGTCGACACCGCCCTGATCCCGCTGCTGCCGGTCGATTCGGCAGCAGCGCAGGGCATGTGTCGATGAGCGGGCGCACGCGACGTTTCGTCCGAGCCCGCAACAGCGAGGCGCTGTCCAGACTCGGCGCCCTTGTTGTCGGCTTCGACGAAGACCAGCTCAAGCAGGCAGCGCGTCGCGCACAGGTGTCCACGTACCGGTCTGGCGTCGCGATGGTGAACGCCGATGTGCGCAGCCGCTACGGCGTGAAGTTGTCGGCGCTGCGTGGGGCATATCGGGTCGTGAGCGGCCGCGACAGGAAGCGCGAGGACTACGTCGCGGTTGAAGCGACTGGTCGCCGCATCAACCTGCTGGAGTTCTCCGGTCGCTGGTCCCGGCCCAGGGGCAGCAACCTCAAGCGCCAGAGGAGCAAGGGTGCGACGGCAATGGTACATGCCGGCGAACGAAAGGCCTATGCCGGAGCATTCGTCGCATCGATCGGTTGGCGAGGCGTCAGTGGCGCAACCATCAAGGAAGACACCGTGAGGCGTGGGATTTTTGTGCGGAAGAAGAATCCAGCGGGTGACGGAAAACGCTATGGGCGTGGCCCTGTTCGTCTGCTTCGCGGTCCGTCTCCGCTCGAAATGATGCTTGGCGAGGACCTGCGCTATGCACCGAGGATCAGCCAGGCGTTTCGCGATCTCTATACCGCAGAACTCGACCGCCAGATCAAGCTGCTGATCAAAAGGTAACCATGGCGAACCCGAAATACATCGAGGCGATCCGGCTGGTGCTCGAGACAGCGGGCGACGACCAGTTGCAGGCGCTCATCGCCCAGTTCAATGAACTCGGGACGGTCTCGGATGCTGAGGGCGCGGCTGTCCAGCGCGTGCTGGACAACATCGCCGCCTCATCCGAGAAGATGGCGAAGATCGAGGCCTTCGCGAAACTCAAGCGCGATCTCGTGGCGGCGGAGTCCGAGCTCGACCGTGCGCAGGCCGCCGTCAATGCGCTGTTCGCCGAGTTCAAGGGTGGCGATACCAGCAGCGCCGAGATCGTCAAGATCCAGAAGGTCGCCGTCGAAACGGCAAAGAAGTACCGGGATGCAGCCGAAAGCCAGCGCCTGGCAGTGACGAAGGCGCGGCAGGAACTGGCCGCGATGGGCGTGCAGACCCAGCGGCTGGGGCAGGACGAGGCGGCCTTGCGAAAGGAGTTCTCTGCCGCCCGCGGGGAGCTCTCGAATCTCACCGACACGATCACAAAAGCGCGTGCCGCCACGGTAGATCTGGCCGCGCGCCGGGCCGACTTCTCGCGCTTCCTTGGCGATGGCCGGGACCTCAGCGAGGAAGCCGCGAGCGCGTTGGCCGACTATCGCCGCAAGGTGCAAGAGGCGGCATCGGCGCAGAGCGGATTCGCTGGGAAGTCCGGCGGGTTCTTGTCTTCCCTGCGCAGCATGCAGGGGGTGCTCGCCGGCCTCGGCGTCTACCTTGGCTTCCGCGAGGCTGCCGGCGGCGTCGTCAACCTGCTGAAGGTCGCGGCGGCGTCCGAGAGCGCTCAGCGCAGCCTGGCGAACCTATACGGTTCGCAGGCGGCCGGCAACCGCGCTTTCGCCGATCTCAAGCAATTGGCTAAGCAGAACGGGCTGGCCTTCCAGGACATCGTCGATCAGGCCAAGAAGCTGAAGGCCTTCGGTCTCGATCCGCTCAACGGCTCGCTGCAGGCCCTCATCGACCAGAACGCTGCCGTCGGCGGCAGCCAGCAGGATCTGGAGGGCAAGGTCCTCGCGCTTGGGCAGGCCTGGGCCAAGCAGAAGCTGCAGGGCGAGGAAATCCTGCAACTGGTCGAGCGTGGCGTCCCGGTGTGGTCGCTGCTGGAAAAGGCGACTGGCCTCAACGTCACCCAGCTCCAGAAGCTCAGCGAACAGGGCAAGCTGGGCCGCGACACCATCAAGGCCCTCTACGAGGAGATCGGCAAGGCCAATGCCGGTGCGGCCCAGCAGGGCCTCAGCAGCCTCAGTGGCCTGTTCGCACAACTGCAGGCGCGGTGGACGGACTTCCTGAACAAGGTCGCCGATAGCGGCGTCACCGAATATTTCAAGCAGCAGATCCAGAGCCTGCTGGGCTCGACAGGGAATCTGGATGTGATCGCCGGACGAGTGTCGGCGGGGATCATCAGCACAGTCGAGGCCCTAAAGAACTTCGGCCGTGAGATGCTGCCGGCGATTTCTTTGCTCAAGGACTTCACGCTCACGATCGCCACGCATGCCAACGCGATCATCGGGCTCGCGAAGGTGTACTACGGGATCAAGCTCGTCAACTTCGTTTCCGGGCTCAGTGCATCCGTCCTCGAAATGACGCGGCTGACTGCGGCGACAGCGGAGGCGGCAGGGGCGGCGGGCAGTGCAACTGGAAAGATCGCAGGTCTGCGTGGGGCCCTCGCGGCCATTCCGAGAAATCTGCAGATCGGCATCGCGGTCGCGGGAGTCGAATATGCGGTGTCTCAGGCGATCCGCCTGAACGAGGCGATCAAGGAATACCAGGCGACGATGGCGCAGGTCGACGCCTTCGAGAGGTCCGTCGCAATGGCCGGGCAGGAGCGTCTGGCGCTCGGCAAGCAGTTGCAGACCCTCTATGCGAATTACGCATCGGTCGTCATCAAGAGCACGCAGGAGGTCGGCGCGCTCACCAGGACGCAGGCCGAGGAGTATCAGCTTGCCCTGAAGTCGGCTCTGGCCTACTACGGCGGCGTGATTCGTGCTGCGCGAGAGACTGGAAACGCGCAGCAGGAAGCGACGGCAACCGAGCGATGGAAAGAGCTGAAGGCAGCGGTCGCAGACGTTGATCAGCAGCTTTCACAGCTTGCGAAAACTGCCGCCGAGCAGAATGCCCTCGCGGAATTCGTCAATAGGGCGGTTGCCGGCTTCGATGCGCTGAGGTCCAAGGGCGAGAGCGCGGCAAAAGCTGTCGATGGAATATTCAAGGGCGTCAACTTCGCCAGCCCCAAGGGCTTGCAGGATGCCGTCGGGATCATCGACCAGATCTCCATGCGTAGCGCCTCTGCAGGGCAGGCGGTCCGCGACGAGTTGCACAAGGCCCTGATCGGCGTCGCCGAGGAAGACCTGCCTGCGCTGCAGTCCGCCGCAGCGGCCGCGCTGGGCACCGGTAGCGAGGGCGCCAAGGCCTTCGCCGCGGAGCTGGACAAGATCAACCTCAGCCGGCTGGGCGTGGACGTCGAAGCCATCCAGACCGGGTTCACCCGCGCCGGTCGCGCCGTGACCAACCAGTTCGCCGGCGCGGTGCGCGAGGTCCAGCGGCTCGGGCTCACGGCAGAGCAGCGCAGCCAGGCCATCGCGCAGGCCTTCGATAAGGCATTCCAGCAGGCCTCGACCTCGAAGGAGTTGGAGACCCTGCGCAAGTCGCTGCAGGACGCGCTGTCCGGGGGTTCGATCGACACCGCCGCTTTCGGCCAGCGCTTGGGCCAGATCAAGGCGAAGCTGGCCGAGCTGGCGAACGCGAGCAAGGCGGCGCCGGAGGCGCTGAACAAGGCGCTGCCGGAAGCGATCGACCACTTGGACAGCCTCGGCACCAAGGCCAGGGAAGCGGCCAAGGACGTCGAGAAGATCGGCGATGCGGGTCAGAAGGCCGCCGATGGCGTAGGCGCCGCCGATTCTGCCGCCAGGTCGCTGACCACGTCGATCTCCGGCGTCAGCGAGGAGTTCATCCGCCTCATCCGGACCCAGAACAACCTGCAGCTCGGCAATGCCTTCCGCGCTCAGCAGGCGGACCTGTACGCCGCCATCAAGGCAACGCAGGACCTCAACGCCGAGTTCGACGACTTCGCGGCCAAGCGCAAGGAACTCGAGAAAAAGTACAACCTCATCGATCCGGCCGTGGTCGACCAACTGGTGCAGGCAGAGAAGACGCTGGAGCAAAACCGCCAGCGTCGCGCCGAAGCCGAGCAGAAGGCGGCCGACGAGGCGAAGAAGAAGGCTGACGCCGCGCTCGCCGAAGCGCGCAAGCTCGAGGCCGAGCGCGCCGCCGCCGGCCTGACCACCATCCAGAAGATCGTGGTTGAAGTCGTGGTCGGCAGCAGCGCGGCATCGGCGCTGTCGAACGGCGACGGTCTCGATCCGATCGCATCCCGGACCATCGCGCGAGCCGTCATCCGGGAGATCGGTCGCTCCCGTTCCATCAGCCTGTTGCCCGGAGGTCGCCGGTGACCGACATCACGCTGGCCGGAATCACCCTGCCCGGCGATCTCAAATGGACCGACGAGTTCACCGCCTGGAAGGTGGGCCGGTCACAGCGCATCAGCCTCGGCGGTGCCCTCATCGTCAGCGAGTCGGCGCAGCAGGCGGGCCGGCCGATCACGCTGGAGACCACCTCCAATGGCGGCGGCGACTACACCGCGGCGATCACGCTGGACACCCTGCGCGCCCTGCAGGCGCTGGAGTCCGCCCCGCGCACCACGCCGATGACCCTGGTGATGCCGGACCACAACGCCGGCACGCGCAGCTTCGACGTGTTGTTCAACGCCAGCGGTGGCGCTGCGATCGAAGCCGAGCCGCTGCTGTTCAAGACGCCGTACTACGACACCGACTATTTCTCTCTCACCCTTCGCCTCATTCAGGTTGAACCATGACGATCACCGCCCCCGACATCCGGATGCGCCAGTCGCAGCGACTCACCGACAACCCCGACGGTGGCGGCCGAATGGTCGCGACGGAGATCGTCGACGGCGCCATCAACAACCTGTTCCCCGACATCGGCGACGAGGAACGCACTACCGGCCGCGCCACGCTGCGGAAGATGTTCGTGCATGTCGACACGCCGACCACCGACGTCCTGAAGGACGCGATCGCCTTCATCATCGACCCGCCGGATGATCCGCAGGTGTCGATGTCGATGTTCGCGACCGGCAGCTACAGCGACGAGCGCGCCGCCGCGCAGAACCGCGTCGAGAGCTACGTCACCCGCGGCGTCGAGTCCCGCTTCGTGCTGATGGGCGACCACTACGTCGGCGGCCGTGCGCTGACCTTCTACTGCATGAAGGACGCGCCCAGCCCGGACGTCAACGACAGCCTGTGCCTCAGCACCGAGGCCAGCGGTTACGACCCCAACATCCAGTACGTGCGCGTGGAGCGGATCGAGGCACGCACCACCCAGACCTTCTACGACGGGCAGGGCGCGTTCGAGCGCGATGTGCTGGTGGTGTCGATCACCACCCCGCTGGTCTACGACTTCCACGGCCAGGAGCCGGTGCGGCTGACGGCGACCAAGCCCCCGACCCGGGTGCGCGTGACCAACGTGGTCGACGCGGCCAGCTACTACAGCATCCGAAAGCTGTCAGATGCCGTCGATGCCGGCGCGCTGGTGCTGGACATCGGCTCGCCCTATGTCCCGCTGGTGCCGTCGACGCAGGCCGAGACCGCGGTCGTGGACGTGCGCGCCGGGCTCGGCGCGGTCTCGATCGTCCGTGCTGGTGCCGACGATGTGCTGTCGATCAGCACGTCCGGCACGTTCACGGCAGGCGTTCGCGTGCAGCGCTTCCTGGGCAACCCGATCCTGCCGGGCAGTGCGGAAGTCGTGATCGGAGCGACCACGTTGGTCGATGCCGGCGACGGCACGCTCGCTGCGGTTACGGCCTCGGCCTGGAGCGGCACCGTAGACTATGTCGCCGGGTCGATGTCGATCGTCAACAACGCCGGCGCCGGGCTGCAGGCGTTCAGCGTGACCGCGGCGCCGGCGGGCGTGATCTCGACGCAGGGCTATACCCAGGGCGTCGACATCAGCGCCGGCAACCAACAGTACAACTACGTGCTGCAGATGGTGCCGTTGCCGTCGCCCGGCACCGTAACGGTCGACTACATGGCGCTGGGCAAGTGGGTCAGGCTGACGGACAACGGCGCCGGGCAGTTGTCCGGCAACGCCGGCGAGGGATCGGGCACCATCAACTACAGTACCGGCAGCCTTGTCGCCACGCTGGGAGCGCTGCCCGATGTCGATTCGCGGTTGATCGTCAGCTACGGCACCGGCGTAACCACCGAGCGACGCGATGGCGATGTCGAGATCGCGCCGCCGTACCTCAACTACCTGCTGCCCGACGAGGGCATCCTGCCCGGTACGTTCTCGGCGCAGTGGTTGGAGTCGACCATCACGAAAACCGTTACCGACGACGGTGCCGGCAACCTGAAGATCGGTGCGACCGTGGTCGGTCGCATCGTCTACGCGACGGGCGAAGTGGGGTTTCGCCCGACGGCAATGCCGGACGGGGGCACCCAGATCATCAACACCTACCAGTGGGGCATGTCGGGTAGCGGCAATTTCACGCCGACCCCGGATTCCAATGGCTTCGTCAGCATGCTGGTGCCGGATGCGCCGCTGCGCCCTGGCTCGGTCAGGTTCGAGTGGACCGTCGCGGCCGTCCCCGGGGACAACATCCTTGGCGCGACACTGGTGCCGCTGAAGCTGGTCGCCGTCGATGATGGCGCCGGGAACCTGGTCGCCGTCAGCGCCGGTGGGGCATCGCTCAGCGGTACGCTCGGTACGATCAATTACACCACTGGCGCGGCCGTCCTCAAGGCCGGGAAGGTGGTGGTCGACGAGATGTCGTTCCCGCACTACCGCACGGATTCGAGTTTCCGCCTGCGCGTCGACTACTTCGTCAGGGCAGCGGTCACGACGACCTTCACCGCCGGCACGCCGGTCATCGGTTCCTGGCAGGCGGCCAGTGCAGCGGATACCCTCGTCGAGGATCTGGCGCTGGCCCTGCCTGCGGTCGTGCTGCAGCTCACGCCCGGCATCGTCGACGCCATCGTCCCCGGCAGCGTGCGCTTCACGTTTCGCGGCCGGACCTACGTCGACCGCAGCGGCAGCCTGTACTACGGCATCGACCCGACGACGGGCGCCGGTACCTACGCCGGCACCATCGACTACGCCAGCGGCGAGGCGCGCATCGCGCAGTGGGTCACCGGCGGCGCCAACACCGTGTCGATCGATGCGCTGCTGACCCGGATTGCCGAAGTCGGCACGGACGAGATCGCCTTCCGCACACCCGGTGCGCCGCTGCGCCCCGGGTCGTTCACGGTGCGCGCCACCGCGCTGGACGGCACACTGCTGACCGCCTCCGCGGACATCAACGGCACGATCACCGGCAGTGGCATCGCCGGAACGGTCGACTGGTCCACCGGGGCGGCGACGATCCGCTTCGGCGGCATGGTCACCGCCGCGGGCAACGAAGGCGAACCCTGGTACCGCGCCGGGGACGTCGTGGCCGGACAGGTCTGGCGCCCGCTGCTGACGATCGCCGACAGCGTTTACTTCGGCACGGTGGTCTATCGCAGCATCCCGCTGTCGTCGGTGGTGGTGGGACTGGACCCGGTGCGGCTGCCTTCCGATGGCCGTGTCGTGGCCTACAAGCCGGGGCAGACAGTCGTGGTGCATCACACGGACGAGGAGGTGCTGACGCCCACGGCGGGCCAGCTCGTGACGCTGCCGCGGAATACGCTGTCCATCATCGAGGTGCGTGACGACGACGGCACGCCCATCGACAGCGCCTGGTACACGCTCGACCTCGATGCCGGGACTGTGCAGTGGAGCAACCCGCTCAACCTCGGCGCCTATGCCATGCCGGTGCGCATCCGACACACCATCGCGGATCGACGCCTCGTCTCCGACGTGCAGATCACCGGGCAGTTGGGCATCAATACCGGGCTAAGCCGGGCTTTCCCGGCCGACGCCTACGTTTCCACCGCCCTGCGGCTGGGCGAGGCCAACGGCTCGCTGGACTTGCAGGCGCGTGTGCAGGGTCTGTTCGACCAGGGGACGTGGACGGGCGTCTGGTCTGACCAGCGCATCGGCGACCAAGCCGACGCGACCTACAACGACGTCGACTACCCGCTGGCGGTGGATAACGGCAACTGCATCACCGAGCGCTGGGTGATCGAGTTCACGTCGGCGACGGCCTTCCACTTGATCGGCGAGACGGTCGGCCAGATCGCCACCGGCAATATCACGGCGGACCTCGCGCCACTCAACCCGCGCACCGGTGAGCCGTACTTCACGCTGGATAAGGACGGCTGGGGCGGCGGCTGGTCCGCCGGCAACGCCGTCCGGTTCAACACCATTGGCGCACTGGCCCCGATCTGGCTGGTCCGCACCACGCTGGCTGGCGCCGCGACCTCCACCACGGATTCCTTCCGCCTGCAGGTGGTCGGCAACATCACCGGAGGTGGCGCATGAGCCTCGTGCCAACCCTGTACCGCAGCAGCGACAGCGGCGCGCCGGCGCTGACCGGCCAGGCTGGCTCCCTGCGCGACCTGTTGCGCGCCGTTCTGGTCACCGGCTACGGCTCCGGCGGGAGCGCCAGGGCCGCGGCCGGCTGGACGGAGACGTTTACCGGCACCAACAAGGCGGTGTTCCGCAACAACCCGGTCACGGGCACCGGCGGCAGCCTGCGCGTGGACGACAGCTCGACCGTGAGCGGCAGCAATGCCCGCTATGCGCTGCTTCGCGCATACGAGGCCATGACCGACGTCGACACCGGTACCGGCCCGGCGCCGACCGCCGCGCAGGTGACCAACGGCATCCTGACGCCGAAGTCCACGACGGCAGATGCAACGTCGCGTGCCTGGGTGGCGATCGCCAACGAGCGCTGGTGCTACCTGTTCGTGGATCTCGGCAATACCAGTTCCGGCTGGGTAGGCGTTGCTTCGCTGCCGCTTTTTTTCGGCGATATCGACACCCGGCGTGCCGTGGACCACTACCAGTTCATGCTGCTGGGTACGGACCTGACGAGCTACAGCGGCGGTGGAAATCTGTCGGGTGGGATGTTCACCTCGACGCCAGCGGCCACCACGCCGTCCGGAAAGCTGTACCTGCTGCGCAACTACCTGCAGGCGTCTGGAGCAAAATCTGCCGGGATCTGCGCGCTGAGTGATGGATCCGCATCTGGTGCAATCGGCAACGGCGGCACTTATCCGGACCCGGTCAGCGGTGGGCTGGCAATTCAGCGCATCATGGTCGCGGAGTCGGCGCGCGTCATCCGCGGGTACATGCCGGGCGTCTACGGCACCATCAACGGTCAGCCCTTCACCGACATGAGCGTGCGCACCGATATCGAGGGCATTCCGCCAGGCACGACGATCCTTGCCAAGACGTTCTCGCATGCGCTGGTGACGCCGTTGACCTACCCGAACCATGCCGGCCAGTTGCTCTTCGACCTGACCAACGAGGGCTGATCGATGCTCACCGACATCCTCGGCATCATCGACGGTACCCGCATGGCGGACTTCCGCGGCGCCGGCTACTTCGCCGGTGAGCCTCCGGTTTCAGGAGAACCCGACAGCATCGATGGGCGGTTTCGCATTCTGAACGTGCCTACCCGTGGGCGCATCGCCGTGTTTGAACGAGGCAGCATGCTGCCCGTGGCCTCGACGCTGTCCGCGGCGGACGGCACCTGGCGAATCGATTGGCTGGATCCGGCGCGGCAGTTCGTGGTGCTCGGCTTTGACGACACCGGAGTGCAGAATGCCGCGGTGCAGGACTGGGTCTCGCCGGCGCCGATGTGATGACAGGCAACCGCCTCGCGCTCAACCTCGGCCCGCGGTTGGCGACGTCGACCAGCCGCCTCACGCTCAACCTGGGCGTGGCATGGGACGACGTCGTCGAACCGCCGGTGGAGCCGCCCCTGCGCGGCGTGTGGCAGTCCGGTGCTCTGCCATGGCGCCGGCACGCGGCGGCGATGGCAGCATCCCGTGCGCCTGGCTGGGGACGCTCGCCGTTGCGGGCAGCAGCGCGCGATCTGCGGTGGTCGCGCGCCGCACAGCGGCAGTCCGCCACGGGGATCGCGTGGGGACGCCTGCCATCGCGGGCCCGGTCTGGCGCGATCGCCTGGTCGGCCGCGGGCCGCACAGGACGCGGCGCCGGCGCGCCATGGCGCTCGCTGCCGAGGCATGCCCGCGGCCTGCTCGCGCGGTGGGCCGAGGTGCGACGGCAAGCCTCCCGTGGGCTGTCCGGGCCGTGGCGCACCGCAGACCGTCACCAGCGGTCGCTTTCGGGCGGATGGTGGTCCGGGCTGGGCCAGCGACAGCGTCGTCTGGAGGGCGGCTGGAACAGCGGCACGCGCCGGCAATCCCATGCGCGCATGCCCTGGGGCCCGCCGCGGTTGGCGCCATGGCGTGTCCTACCGCGGCCAGACCCGCCCGTGCCGCCGCAGCCGCCATCGCCATTCCCACCCGGCAACCGGGTCGGGCTCAACCTGGGCTGCCCGCCAGCATCCGGCATCGGTATCGCCCCGCTCAACCTTGGCGTGACGGCCTGCTATGCCGTGCGCCCACACCGGAGGGTCTACGTCGTGCAGAACGCGATGGAAGTGGTCCGCTTGCCTGATCGCCTGCCGATCGAGGCGGAATCGATCTCGATCAGCAGCAGCGTCGGCGCGTTCGGTTGGGATCTCGACATGGCGTTACTGCGCGCCGAAGATCTCGCCGCCCTGCAGCCCGGCGCCGGCGGACCAGCGGAGATCGAGGTCACCCTGAACGGCTACGTGTGGACTTTCCTGGTGGAGGACCACACCCGTACGCGCGCCTGGGCAGAAGGGCAGGGCATCGCCTTCATGGCCTCGATCAAGGGCCGCTCGCGCACCGCGCTGCTGGCATCGCCCTATGCCCCCCTGCGCGCCGCGGTGTCGACGCTCGCGAGGCAGGCGCATCAGTTGGTCGATGCGGAGCTGGAGTTCACGGACTTCACGGCCCAGTACGACGCCATCAACTGGATCGTACCGGCCGGCGCGTGGTACTACGACGGTCTCGCCCCGCTGGACGCCATCGCCAAGGTGGCCACCGCCAGCGGGGCCGTGGTGCTGTCCGACCCGGCCGACAAGGTCGTCCGCGTGGTCCCGCGATACCCCATTTCGCCCTGGGACTGGACGACCAGCACGCCGGCGGTGACCGTCTCCGACGACGTAGTGCTGTCCGATAGCCTCTCCGTCCGCAGCGCGCCCGTCTACGATGCCGTCGTGGTCACCGGTGAGCTGGACGGCAAGGGCGTGCTGGTCCGCGCCACCCGGGAGGGCGAGGCCGGCACGCTGTACGCCCCGCAGGCGACGGACCCGCTGATCAACACCGTCGCCGTCGCCACCGAACGTGCCCGCAACATCCTGAGCGACCGCGGCTCACAGGCGGCGATCGAAATGACCTTGCCACTGTTCCCCGCCGCGGCCATCGGCGTCCCCGGGCGAGTCCTCCCGCTGGACCTGGTCGAAAAGCAGGAAGCCGCCGGCAACTGGATGGGCCTCGCCACCGCCGTCCGCATCGATGCGACCCGTACCGACGGTGCATTGCTCATCGATCAGACCGTCACCCTCGAGAGGCACTACCACGATGCGAACTGACCTCTGGGAGCAGTTCGGCGACCTCGCCGGCGCCGACCATCGTTACCTCGCCACGGTGACCGCCCACAATGCCGACGGCACCGCCAGCGTGACCACGGCCGAGGGCTGGGAGACCCGCGTCCTGGGCGCCATCGAGGGCGCGACGGTGCCCTACAACGTGTGGATCCGCGACGGCCGTATCGACGACACGGCCCCCAACTTCCCGATCGCTGAGGTCACGGTGTGA